CTCCCGAAAGCATCTCACCCATCATGATGCCGCATCGGTGGACTACCGGTGCTTCATACGCATTGTTGTTGTAGTAGAACTGTCTGTCAGACAGTGCTATGTCGAATGCAAATCTCATAAACGTTTTGTCTTTGAAATCTGCGGCTCGGAAGAACCCATTCAAGGTCTGTTTGATTACAGGTCGGGGAAAAGAGTCTGTCGCGGTGGTTAGATCCACGCTGAGGCAAAACTTCTTAATAACGGACAATCTTGGCTTGCCATTGTACTCGTTGATAAGGTTCCACAACTTCGCAGGGCTCTGCAAACCGATCTTATTTATTTGATCAGAGAGCAGGACCTCCATACAGAAGTCTCTTGCTGTGCTACACACAATTATTGCTGCCAGTTCTGACAGTGTGATCGTGCGACACTTCCACCCTTGTTCGGGCATTAGTTCAATTCTTGAAGAAAAGATTGCATCTTCCTTCAGAGTGTACTCTGGGACCTCGTCTCTCTTCCATAGGAACATTCCTGTGGTAGACGTTGCCCTGACTCCGTGCTCTTTATCTGCTGTTAGCAAGTTTTCACATGCCCACAGTAGACCAATATGCCCTAGTCGTACATCCACGAGATCTTCGTGGACTCCGAGGTGTTGGTAGGATACAATTCCAATGACGCTCTCCGGACTCAATCCGGCTTTGAAAACCAATTCACCAGTTAGATCAAACCAATCATGGTTGACCGTGTCCAGTTCTGGCCATACGTCTTTTATCTTCTTTTTCATAAATAGGTTGATGACTTTCACCACAAATTCTTGTGATTTGCCACCATCCTTCCTTGAATAATCTTTTGATGACCTGCTGGAAATACTCCAGTTACCCCTTTTCGAGTGTGATTTAGGCAAGCTTTTGATCGCTCGATGTACCACGTGCTCGATCTCAAAGTTGAGTCGGGGAAGTCTTTCAATACATTTCTTGAAACTTTTAGAGGTCTTTAAGATCTCTGCATTGTTGGGCTGAGGAGTTGCCCTACCAATACTGGTAAGGTAACATACTTTAATCCTCAGTTCCTGTGTAGGCCTAGGGCCTGAAATTCCAACAAGGTTCTTATCAAGAAGGAAGGGAGGAATACTCCTCTCGCCTTGATGAATAGCAATGTTTTCAATTTGTTGTTCGTCGCATCCCAAAGCTGCGAGTTGTGTGCGGAGATTTGTAATCTTTCGCGAATAACCTACGGAGTGTTGAAAAACCTCTCTCGTATACGGCTCATCCGCTAGGATAGTCCGGGTGGCTTTTGCCCATGATTTGATCATTTGACATACGTCTGCTTCTCTCGTACTGACGGAAGCTTTATCATAACAGTCCTTTAATATCCTGCCAACACTTACGATTGTTTCGTTTGTGCAGCCTGATAGAACCATCGATGAGAACGAGCCAAAGAATACATGGTTGAGCCATGTCGTGGCACCAGGAATCTCTTCGATCCCCTTTTGTATACCATGTGCGATAGGGTGGACAGAACTCGGCATTCCTGCCGGTTATCCGGTGTGGTGACTTACTTACGTTGACACGGTTCCCCCTCGTGGGGTTACCTCGTAAGGAGCCACCTGCGCTT